CCTAATTGGCTTGACACACATGACGTATGAGGTTATAACTTAGCTTCGTTTAACAAATATGATTGATAAAGGATCACAATATGACAACAGATGTAGCACTTAAAGTAGACGGTATGTCACTGGCTGAGGCCATGGGTATCAGTACTGGTGGCGGTGGTAGTACAGCACAGTCCTCCTTGGCACGTGTAAATCAAGTACACTCAGCCCTCACAGTAACAGATGCTGATGGGGATGATGTCATCAAGGTTCCAGTGGGAGCCTATAAGGTAACACTACCTGATGGCGAGGTTGTTTACAGTAAGACAATCTCTACACGTATCTTCTCACAGCGTCACCAGTGGCAGAAGTGGGATGCAGATGCTAAGGCTATGCACAAGACATTGCTAGCAGCTAACCTCAACATGGACCTAAAGGATACGACAGGTAAGTTTAACCTTGGGCGTCCATCAGGATACATCAAAGACTTTCAGTCACTGCCTGAAGAGATGAAGACAATCATCCGTAGTGTTAAGCGGGTGCGTGTACTGCTTGGCGTGCTTACGTTAGACAAACCTACTGATGACATGGGTACTGCTATCAAAGGTCTTGAGGCAGAGATGCCATTCGTAATGGATGTGAAGAACAACGAGTCCATGAAGGCTATGGATGCATCTATCAGTCAGATCATTAACAAGAAGCTGACACCTGTAGAGCACACCCTCAAGTTAGGCAGTGCTAAGCGTGACCTGCCATCTGGTGGTAAGTATGCCATCATTGTACCTGCACTAGGTGAACAGGTTCCATATGGCGCAACTGATAGTAAGATCCTTCAAGACTTTATTGATTGGATTGCTGGCACTAACAGCTGGATAGAAGGCAAGCACAAGGACGCTGCTGCTGGATCTATCTCAGAAGAAGACGCTAAGATCGTAGGCTCTATTGTAGAAGTACGAGAGTTTGAGGGATGATACACCCAGCTGAGCTATCAGTACACGCATTCTTGCGGTCAGCTATTAATGGCAAGGCAAGTATGAGTGAAGAGATAATACAAGGAGTAGCCACTGATGTGGCTGCTGCTCTCAACAAGCAGTTCAATGGTGGGCCACGTGATGAGTTTCGTTTGCGTATGTCCAACATTGGGCGGCCTAGATGCCAGCTGTGGTTTGCGAAGAACAACCCGGACACTGACGTTCAGAAGCCTACATCATTCATGTTGAACATGTTGATGGGGGATTGGACTGAGGCTATGTTCAAGGGTGTACTACGTGCAGCTGGTGTAGAGTTTGGTGATAACGATAAGGTTACCTTAAAGGTGGGTGATGCTGACATCAATGGTGAGTATGACATGGTGTTGGATGGTAAGGTAGACGATGTTAAATCAACTACACCCTACGGTTACGACAACAAGTTTGCCAGCTATGATTCACTAGCCTACGCAGATGACTTTGGCTATGTGTCCCAGCTTATAGGCTATGCTGTGGCAGCTGACAAGGGTGTCGGTGGATGGTGGGTGGTCAACAAAGTTAATGGTCAGTTCAAATATGTATCAGCTGAGACAGCTAATGTAGAGGAGGTAATGGAGACTATCAAAGGTACAGTAGACTACATCAATAATGATGAACCCTTTGAGAGATGCTTTACGGCTGAGCCAGAAACGTTTAGGAAGAAAGCAAGCGGCAACATGAAGCTATGCAAGACATGTTCATGGTGTGACCACAAGAAGAAGTGCTGGCCTGAGTTACAAGAGCTACCATCTAAGGTGTACTCAGGATCAAAACTACCCCCGTTAATAGAATATACTTACGTAGAAGGATAAACGTACATGACTAAAGTTACACTAGATGATATTGATTATGACACAGATGACTTTACAACTGATCAATCAGCAGTAATGAAAGAGATCCAGCTTAATGGTAGCTCTAAGGGTAGCCTTGAGTACCAGCTGTACTGTGTGAATGCTCAGGGTGACAGGCTGGTTAATACTTTGAAGGCATCACTAACAAGCAACAATGAACCAGCTGATGCAACAATCTAAAAGGTATCACGCTAAAGGTAAGTATAGGAGTGGTCTAGAAAAAAGTACTGCTCTTATACTATCTGGGTGTCAAAAGGCTGTACGTTATGAGCAGCTGAAGATAGAGTGGGAAGACTTACGCTATCGCACCTACACGCCTGACTTCCAGCTAGACAACGGTATACTAATTGAGACAAAAGGTATCTTTGATTCTGAAGACAGAAACAAGCATTTAGAAGTCCGTAAGCAGCACCCTGAGCTAGACATTAGGTTTGTATTCAGCAACGCCTACGCTAAGCTGTACAAGGGAGCTAAGTCTAAGTACTCAGGGTGGTGTGATAAGCATGACTTCCTCTGGGCAAACAGAGTTATACCTGAGGCATGGCTTGAGGAAAAAGGAGATATCATTAAGGTAGATCGTATACCATTAAAGAAAGAGAGAAGGAAGTAACATGCCATATGAATTAGCAGACGATGAAGTTGCTTTTATTATACGCCCAATAAACAATGAGGACATGGATGAATGGGATGGTAGTGTAGGTACAGGCATAGCAGTAGGTGATAACTTCTGTTACTCTGATGATGTTCTTAGTGACTTAGTTTACGTAGCTACTCTATGTAGTGCCTTCTTAGATTTGATAGAGGAGGATGATGAAATATTTGATAGGGTGTCTGACCACCGCTACAAAATTATGATGAGACAAATTAATAAACGTTCTAAGGGAGATAAGCCTTTACAAAATAGCAAGGGTGAGGTAATAAACTTCAACGAGTATACAAAAACAAAGGGTAACGCATGACTAAGTTTGATCCAGTAGATCGCCCAGTACACTACAACATGGGAGGTCTAGAATGTATTGACTATATCAAACAGGTAGTAGGCTTGGATGGGTTCATTGCTTACTGCCATGGCAACATGATCAAGTATCAGCACAGATACCGTTTCAAGCAGAAGCCAGTAGAAGATATGAGGAAAGCTGCATGGTACTTAAATAAAATGAATGAAGCACTAGCGGAGAAACACAAATGACGATCAAGACTTTTAGCGTCACGTTCTTACTTCACATTGATGAAGCTAATAATATATTAGGATCGTATGAAGACGCACATACGGATGACGTTAGTGATCTTGTAACTGACACGTTCTATGATATAGATGACGTTGCTGTACAGAACATCTTAGTAAAGGAAAGAGACTTATGATTACACAAGAAGACATTGATTCTATACGGTACAAGACAGACATAGAAGAATACAATGACAAGTTTAATGAGGATGGTATACCTAAGAATGACCTAGCTGCTTACAGTCAGTGGGTTGAGGGCAAGATAATAACTAAGGGCATGACAAGGCAGGTAGAGAATATCTTAGGTCTTGTAGGAGAGGCTGGTGAAGTAGCTGAGAAATTAAAGAAGAGCTTACGAGATGGGGCTGTACTAGACAAAGAAGGTATGATAAAAGAACTAGGTGACGTACTGTTTTATGTTGCAGCATGTGCAAACTTCTACGGTAGTACACTAGAGAAGGTAGCTAATTTAAACATGAAGAAACTAAACAGTCGCAAAAAGCGTGGCGTATTACAAGGATCAGGGGACAACAGATGAACAACTATCTACCTACAGATTACCAATCATTTATACACAAGTCCCGCTATGCACGATGGCTGGACAAGGAAGGAAGGCGTGAGACTTGGGGCGAGACAGTATCACGCTACATGGAAAACATTGTATACCCTGTGGCTGGCACAGACACGTACATCAAGGAGATTGAAGAAGCTATACTATCACTAGAGGTAATGCCTTCTATGCGTAGCCTCATGACAGCTGGTCCTGCAGCTATGAGAGATAACATTAGCATGTACAACTGCTCATACATTGCAGTAGATAACATCGTAGCATTTGATGAAGCTATGCACGTTCTCATGTGTGGTACTGGGGTAGGCTTCAGTGTTGAGCGTCAGTACGTTCAGAAGCTACCTGAAGTACCTGAGTTGTTTAACAGTGAGACTAACATAGTTGTTAAGGACAGCAAAGAAGGTTGGTCAAAGGCTCTACGTCAAGTGATTGCGCTACTGTACAGTGGTGAGATACCTACGTGGGACGTGAGTAGAGTACGCCCAGCTGGTGCAAGGCTCAAGACATTCGGAGGTAGGGCATCAGGCCCAGCGCCCCTGATTGACTTGTTTAACTTTACCATCAATACATTTAGGGGTGCTCAAGGTAGAAAGCTTAGCTCCATTGAGTGCCACGACATCATGTGTAAGATAGGTGAAGTAGTAGTGGTGGGTGGTGTACGCCGTAGTGCTATGATATCATTGAGTAATCTTAGTGATGACCGTATGCGTACAGCTAAGTCTGGTGCATGGTGGGACAACAACCCGCATCGTGCCTTGGCTAACAACTCAGTAGCATACTCTGAGAAGCCTGACAGTCTATCATTCATGCGTGAGTGGATGGCCTTGGTTGAGTCAGGCTCAGGTGAGCGTGGTATCTTCAACCGTGAGGCAGCTAAGAAGCAAGCAGCTAAGAATGGTAGGCGTGATGCAGACCATGACTTCGGCACTAACCCTTGCAGTGAGATCATACTACGCAGTGGTCAGGTGTGCAATTTAACGGAGTGTGTAGTACGTGCGACAGACAATATTGATTCACTTGAAAAGAAAGTACGCATTGCTACAATCTTGGGTACTATCCAATCTACCTACACAAAGTTCCCCTATCTGCGAAAGATGTGGCAGCGAAATACCGAAGAGGAACGACTGTTGGGTGTGTCTCTCACGGGGATAATGGATAACCCATTACTCACAACTAAGAACGCTGGATTGGAGAAAACACTTGAGCATCTTAAGTCTATCGCCGTGGCTACTAATATTCAGTGGGCTGAACGCCTTGGCATCCCTGTCTCTACTGCTATCACATGCGTTAAGCCTTCCGGGACGGTATCACAACTGGTTGATTCCGCCTCTGGTATTCACTCTCGTCACTCACCCTATTATATTCGTACTGTACGTGGTGACAATAAAGATCCACTGACACAGTTTATGAAGGATCAGAAGATACCTAATGCGCCAGACGTAATGAAGCCAGACCAGACTACAGTGTTTAGCTTCCCTCAGAAGGCTCCTGCTGGCGCAGTGTGTACCAAAGATACTACAGCAATTGAGCAGCTAGAGATGTGGCTCATGTATCAACGGCATTGGTGCGAACATAAGCCTAGCGTAACTATAAATGTCCGTTCTGATGAATGGTTTGAAGTAGGTGCTTTTGTATATAAGTACTTTGATGAAATGTCTGGTGTATCTTTCTTGCCCTTCAATGAGCATACATACCAGCAAGCACCTTACCAAGACTGTGGTAAGCACGACTACCACGAACTGCTATCTCTTATGCCAGATAAGATTGATTGGGAAGACCTAGCAAACTATGAGAAGGAAGACAACACTGCAGGGAGTCAGACACTAGCGTGTTCTGGTGATTCCTGTGAAATCGTAGACTTAGTATAAAGGAAATACAACATGACTTTTCTATCAGCACTTATCGTAGTACCAGTAATGACAATATTTACAGGGACTTTACTTGAAGAAGTAATTATTCCTGTCATTACTTACATAGCTACCTAAACTTAACACCTAAGCATGTGACTAAACTGCTTACTTAAGGAATTAGTATGAAACAATTAGACTTATTTGATAGCTTAGCTAAGGATGGTAAAGCTAAGAAAGAAAAGAAAGCAGCTTACAGAAAAGCTTATAGTAAAGCTTACTATGAAGCTAACAAAGAGAAGGTAGCTGCAAGCAAAAAAGCTTGGGCGGTAGCTAACAAAGAAAGAGTAGCTGCTAGTTGTAAAGCTCATTACGAAGCTAACAAGGAAAAGATAAATGCTTGGTATAAAGCTTACTACAAAGCTAACAAGGCACGAGTACTTGCTTCGCAAAAAACTTACAAAGATTCTAACAAAGAAAGAGTAGCATCTTGGAATGCCAAACGCAGAGCATTAAAACTTAAGCAAATCCCAGTACATCTACTTGACTGCCTTCAGGAGAAACAACGTGTATTGCAGACATACAAACTACGTAACATACTAAGTGAAGCCACAGGAGTACAACACCACGTAGATCATATGTGGCCCCTGTCAGACGGTGGACCTCACTGGTCAGGTAACTTACAAGTTATAACTGCACAGGAGAACCTGAGTAAGAATGCCTCTGTATGTGAGGTTACTAAGAGTACTATAATAAAAAGCCTAGAAAGCTTTCAATCAGAGAGACCTATCTAATGAAACTACAACAAGAAGCACAAGACCACTTAGATAGCAAGAGGCGTGTGTTTGATGAAGGCCTACTGGATCACTTTACTTGGACAGAAGAGTTCGTCAACAATAACCTCTGGCAAAGTGAGGAGCTAGAGATAGCTAAGCAACACCTCACTACTGCCCTGCTATGGGCTAGACGTTCAGCAGAGAAGCATGGACTTAAGTAATACTAGAAAGGGCGGCTTAGTGTCGCCCCTTCTTTTGTTTAGCTTACCTATTGGAACCAGAGACTACACTAGATAGGTCATCCTTAACAGCATCTAAGTATAGTATTAAGAAATCTAATTGATTGTCATCTAGATCTGTTATCTCCATGTCTAGATTTAATTTCTTCATTGCCTTAGTTACATCAGACTTAGTAGAACCTTTGCCACCCTTACTTATATTATAAAGCTTAAGGGTCTTACTGTCACTAGGGTCAATACTATTCTCAAGTATATCCATAGTAGTCTTCTTGGAACGTTTAAGTACATCAGCAAGCATGGCCTTTCGTTCTTTCACACCATTATTTTTCCACTCATAACTGTTTACCGTCTTCTCAGCATTAGTTTCTAAGAATCCAAACACATATTTATTGATGTCGTTCCTTACCTCTGGGATAAAAGACTTTATGTTAGTACGCCATTGAGGCATACCTATCTCATTATACATACGTTGAATAGATGTCTGACCTGACACTTCCCTATAACCAAAGATACGTCCTATGCCTGTTGGTGTAGCCTGACCAGTTAGTGCATTAAACTTTTCTTTTTGTTCAGGTAATAGATCTGTAAAGATTTGATCTACATAACGAGTAGACTTGTTTATAAACTCTGAGCCTTGCTTACGATCAGGTGGTATGAAGTCTTCCCCTCTAGCTAAACCTATGATCTGATTAACAGGATCAAATGGTCTTGATAATCCACTGATATACATAGAGCCTGTATCTTGTACAACTTTAATTAGTTGATCTCTAATTGGCTCATCCATATCCCCTGTTATAAGGTCTGCAAATAAATCATAGGACATCTTAGCTGAGTCACCTAGCTGACGTGTTAGATTTTTAGGTCCGAATACAGTTACAATTTCTCTCCACATTTCAGGGGGAGCACCACCATCCCTAACAATGTGAGAGCCTACACGACCCATAGCTTTATAGTAGCTGTAAGGGAAGTCATACAAACGGTTCTTTATTTCACC